AACAATCGAGGGCCGAGAAAAGGAAGCGAGTAAAAACTTGGTCTTGGTGTTCAACCGGGTGAAACATGGCTCTTGCTCTGAAGAGCAATCGAGAGAGATGCAGTAGTCTGGGATGATGTCGTGGTCCAAGCACCAGGGGTACATCCTAGCAATCGCGATCACCGGATAACCGCAACCCTTCAACCATTTAATGTTATTGACTTGTCCATCAACCGAAGGTCCGCCAGCAACAATTACGACCTGGCCAAAATCCTTTCCGGTAAGCTCTCTCAGGTCCGGAATGCCCTGGGATAGATTCTTCCGCGCATTCGAGTAAAGAAGCTTACGGCTAAACTTACACTGACCACGGAACGGGGGGGATTTTCGTTCTTCCCCATCCTTCTTGAACAAGTAGTCCAATGAATGTTGCACCCATTCCACGGGCTTCCAGGGAGACGTGAACACGTCTTCATACCCACGGTGACGCCATAGGGATCGAATTTCTTCGTCCGCGTAGAACTCTTCAAAATCAAACTGCGACATTACATAAGCCAATGTCGAATGGCAAAAATGATAGTTCCGACCCATGCACACAAAAACATTAGGGTCCTTACTAAAAAAGCCGGGTGTCTGCACATAAAGCAGTCCATCCGGCTTCAAAAGAGATTTTATTTTTTTAAGCTCACCGAGGTCCGAAAGATGATCCAGGGTCCCTTGCATGACTATAAGGTCAGCTTGAACCTTTAAGGTTACAAGCTCATCAACATTCTGGTAAGCCCAATAACTCGGCTGAGCTGCCACGTCACCAAAATCAACTCCCCAAATCTGTTCCGACCCTTCGTCCTTAAAGGCTTGCAGCAAGCCACCCCATCGTGACCCGATCTCAACCACCACTTTAGGCAAAGCGATGTCGTTCTCGTCAAGCCAGTTGATTAGCGACTTACCACTATTATATTGGGCCTTGAATCCCGACTCGGGCTCGTCAATCGTCATGTAGACCTTAGTGTCATGGTCCGGTATGATATCCCGGCCGACATTAAGATCCAAATATTCAGCGTTGTAATACCGACGAAAGCTGTCCGCCGTCATCCGAGGATTTGCACGAACCAACGCACACTCGGCGCATATGACCAACCTGTGACCAAGCTGGTCCCGGTCACTCCTGCTAAGCTCAATCTCGTTTGAAGATCCACAAATACAAGGGGCATCTTCAAAAAGATACTCCCCTGCTAAAATCTTCTCTTCTATCTGTCTGATAAATACAGGGGCAGAGAGTATCCGCCCCTGTATGTGTTCACTTAACTCCATAAATTCCCCCTTCAGAAACTTATGCAGAGGTTGCTTAGTCCGTGGTTACAGCCACCACGGTAGGATCGAGTTGGTACGTCAAGAACAAATACATCTTGGCCCTGTTGTCGGCCGTGGTTCCAACGGTCAAGGTCGCAGCAGCGGCCCGAGCGAAAGAAAGAACGGTAGCGGTAGGAACAAAGTATTTGCGCCGGCAAATCCAGCCAGCAGCGGTAGCTGCATCAGCACCTGTGTTGAACTGGGCAAGTTGGGTTCCGTATTGCACGGTCGCCAAGACCAACCCGGTCGCAGCAGCGAGGACAGGACGTTTATAGCCCGTGGTGCTGAAAGGAATAGCAACCAAGAAAGCGTCGCTATCACCAGCAACACCGGCATTCATCGTTTTTGCAGCCGCAGTAGACATGGCACCAGCAGCAGTAACACGAATGAAAGCATCTTCGATGATCATTCCCTTACGAAGCGAAAAACCAGTGCTTCGAAGCGCGGTACTAGAAGCTCCGTCATCCAGAGGAACAACCAAGTTGAAATGACTCTGTTCCGGATCAACGTCAACGCGATGATTCGAGGGCTTAAGAGCCTTCAAGAAATAGGCGCGGCCACTGACCGTAAGAACCGAGATGTCAACGGTAGAAACGCTGATGTTCGTGTAGAACGAAAGCTGTCCGTCCGTCATGGTACGAGAAACGAAACCTGTGCCACCAGCGCCGAGATGCTGGGTAAGAGCTACCCCTGACGCGTTGTAGATCGTAGCGCGGGCCGCAGATCCTGCGGTATAGACCTGAAACTGACCACTGTCGTCATTGACAGGTTTCTTTTTGCGGGTGTCGATCAACTGAACGAACCATTCCCGCTTGTTATTAATGTTAGCCACCGAAAATCTCCTTTTCGTCCGCCGTCAAGCGGCCGGACATTGAGTTTGAAATTCGGGGGGCGGTTTATTGCCCCCCTACAGATTAGATTTTAGCGTCGCCCCAAACGAAGCCATGAATGGCCCCGCCCGTATGAGCTGAAATATCCATGTCGGTTCCATCAGCAATCGTCAGAACGTTTCCCGAGGCAGTGACTATCGCGCCGAGGGCGCCGTTAGAATCACCACCGAGAATCGCTCCAGTGGACCCGCTGATTTGAATGACCCAACCACGAATAATGCTCAACTGCGGAAACGTCAACGTCATCGACGTGTCGTTTGCAGGAACGGCCTTGAAAGGGATTAGTGGAAGCATAGACCCAACCACTTCGAGCGGTAGAGCCTTCTTTCCATAAACCCCTGTAGGTTCAACAGCAGTAAGAGCCATGATTTATATTTCTTCCTTTCCTTTACTGATTAGGCATCAGCAACGGCTGAAGCGAATACGTGCACAACCCCGTTGTCTTCCACGGTTGAACGATCGTAAGCGAGCTTTTGAATTCCACGAATTTCGTGAATCTCGTAAGTCCGATCATGACCGACATCAGTTTCCTCTTCGCCAAACTTCGAACGCTGTCCCCAACATACTGCGACGGCTTGTGCCCCCAACAGAAGATTGTGAGAAACGTCGATAGACGAAGCTCCAGCGCTTCCTTCGATAAGCAAGCGATCATACTCATACACAAGAACGCCGTCCCAAGCGCCTTTGAAACGAGAACCGGTGAACAAGGGGGACTCACTGTTAGCCTGGGGCGGAATGTTCAAATGAGCATTTCTCCACGAGGCGTCATAACGGGTAAGATCCCGAACCGAAAGGGTATGGCCTTGGAAAGTGAACCACTCTTCAGTGTTCTTTCCGACCTTCACCTTCATGGGACGAATCTTAGCCAACGCATTGACAGGGATGATTGCCTTGCGCTTCGCAACCTCGATCATGTTGGTAGCCAACAGATCGCTGGAGCTATCCACGTTCGCCAAAGCGGTAGCGTGGGTGGCATTCCAGTTGCTGTCAACGGAGCCATAGAGGTATCGACCACGAACTCGACCGGTAGCAGTGTCAGAAACAGCGATAGTGATATCGTCGTCCAAATCCACTCGGGCCTCATCCTGCAACGCTCCCCGCGCTTCCTCAAGCACGTCGAACTTCACGCGCTTTTGGGACATGGGGATGTTTTCGATCTTCACCAATCGACGGTAGTTATCGATAGTGATTCTCTGACTGAAAAACGCGACAGTACCTTCGTTGCCAATGCCTTTAGCATTGCCATCAACGCGTCCGCCGACAAGCCGGCCACGAATGCCGACTGTAATAGCGTCGCCATCCGATTTGGTCAGGTCTTCTTTGACCTGGATGGGCATATCGGCCGAGGTGCCCATGAAGTGCTTCCAAGCAAGCTCACCGATGTACTCAGAGAAGATTTTATCTTCCCATTGTTCAACGGTCAGCCCGTGGGAGGTTAGTATTTCAATGTAACTCACGTTTGGTCTCCTGGTTTTTTTAGATTAACCGAAAAGCTTTTTAAGCGAAGTAGCCTTCGGTTCGACTTTAGGTCCGCTACTCTCGCTGCTGCCTCGGGACGAAGACATTCCCTCGACATTCTCATCTTTTAACTTCTTGCCTTCTCGGATCTCATCGAGAATCTCTTTCCGTATCTTTTTCTGAAGCTCGTCCGTGACTTCTTTGGTGATAGCCGCGTGTTGCTTTTCAGGGGTGTCGCCATACCTCTTTTCAAAGTTATGGCGGTTAAGAATACGAAACGCGGACATGACGGGGTTAGCAGAATTCATCACTGAATCTTGAATCATGGAATTCTCGCCAAACAGTTTATGAAACTCCCCGAGGACAGCATCAACCTGTTCTTTGCCGTAGGTTTCGTAAGCGGACTCACGGGAAGCGACTGCTTTTCCGGCCCGAAGCGCTGTTCGCGCTACGTCTTCCGGTTGAACTGTTTCGCGCCGTTCATCTTCTTCCGTCCACGTTCCATCCTGCTTCTTCTGCATCACTTCGAGCTGATGTTTCAGCCGGTCGAATCCACGGCGCTGCTCGACCAGCTCTTGCTGCCGCTGCGTCGCATAGTTTGCAGTATCCTTGTAACGTTTCTTGTACGGATTATCGTCAGACTCCCAAGGATCATCCTTGGCTTTGTCTTCTTTTTTGTCAGTCGATTCTTTCGAATCGTCAGACGAGTCGTCGGTCGAATCGTCGCCTTCCTCTTTGTCGGACTTCTTTTTAGGCTCTTCCTTATCGGACTTTTTATCGTCCTTTTCAGGTTTGTCCTCTTTGTCCTTTTTAGCCTTTTCCGATTTATCATCGGGGGACGGCTTATCGGACTTTTTGTCATCCTTCTTCGGAGGCTTCTTTTCTTCCTTCTTATCCTTCTCCTCGGGGACGGGTTTTGACCCTCCCGAAAATATAGAATCTAATGAAGGGCGGTCAACTTTTTGTTGAGCTTCACCCTTTTTATCTTCACCAGCCATAAATCCCTTTCAGTGTGGTTTGTGGGAAGGCCAAAGTAACAAGCGTATCTTGTTAATCAGCCATCACGTTAAACTGAGGACGGGAACTGTGAAGCGCCGGCATAGCCTTAGCTATGACGCAATAATTGTTCGCCTCACACCTGCATGGCGCAGGACACAACCCCCGCATAAGCTGCAAGGGTTCTGCTCTGTGTCATTCTCTCGGAGGTAATGCGGGTCATTGCGGCCTAGAACGCTCTCCGCACGGTGCCTCCGAGCTATTTTAAAAAGTCTGCCCACTCTTTTGAAAAGAGTTTTAGTGAAACGGGCTTGATCCAATCGAAGTGCTTCATGTTTGGAAGATAACGGGCAAGAACACAAGGGTGTGATTTCTTCGGACCTACAAGTCCCTGCTGTCCGTAGGTAGATTGCCCGCAAATATTATCTGCGTCGGACCAGTAAACTAGCACTTCTTGAAACTGACTCGATTACTTCGACCAGCCGAAATTTTCATCCATCGTGGTCGCAATTAAAATGATTCTGTAGAAGTGCATCCCCTGCTCAAGTGCCGCCTGCACCAAAGTGCCAGCATACGAATGAGCCACAATGGAAAAAACTTCTTGTTTGCCGGTGACACCTTCCAGAAACGAATCAAAGGCATTGAGGTTATCAACAACGCTCTGGTTGATTTTCCGGCGATACCAAGGAATCCAAGTGAACACGCCAACGGCATACTTCCAAAACAATCCGGACCATTGCCAGCTATACGCTGCAAAGGGTTGCTTCTGTTCGTCCCAAATCGCTTCGAGACGCGACGGCCAATTTCGTTCCTCGGAGCCGCCCGGTACGGTTTCAATCCCGTAAAGAAGGATTACCCTACCCACAACATGAACCTCGCCCAAAGCTTAAGGGCAACAGAAGCCGCCACGGGGTAGAGAGCCGCTAACAAGATTCCAACTGCTAAACCAAAAAGAAAGGTAAACATGCTTAGCCCCTTTTCGACCACGGTCCGAAATATTTTGTGTTCTTCACCCGATACACCCGTTTCTTAATCCCCGGATCGTCGTCAAGTCGCTCGACTTCATGGTGGTGAATATCAAGCCCTTGCTCCTTAAACATTTTGATGTTCTCTTGGGTGATAGTCTGTGGATCTCGAATCTTGTCGAAGTCCGCTCTAAATTCTCTGCTCACGAATTCACCCCCTTAAACTTTTCAAAGGTCCGAAGTCCGCCAAGCCCAAGCATTCCAAACAAAAGCGTTGTCAAGGTGTCCATATCGAACACGGGCAGAGGCGGGACTTCCCATTCGAACATCGTAATGAGAAAAACCACGAGGGGTTGAATCACAAAATGGTAGGAAAGCCCAGTGGCTCCAACCCAACCGCAAGCGGGGCGCCAGCCGGCCACAAAGATGCTTGAGTGTTTGGCTTCTTCCTTGTTGATCTCAAGCTGTCCCAGCACCGACTGCCAATCGAACTGCATGACAGCAAGCTTAAGCTCGGACTCTAAGTGAGCCCGCTCTGCCTCGCTCATCTTCTCTGGAGGCAACACCCGCTTAAGAACTGTATCGAGCAGTCCGGCGACGGGACCTATTAACGCCTGCCACATAACTTATTTCCTCTTCGCCCAATCGTACACGTTTGCAAAAATCACTAAGCTTGAAAGAATGTAAACATTTGGAGCATCTAATTCAGACAGAACCACCCCTAGTAAGGTCAGACACACTGACTGTAAGGGGTCGATGTCAACTACAAAGCGCGTACCTGTTCCGCCCTAGATGTAATACACGCACCGAACAAAATATGATCGGTCTTCGGATCAATCTGTAAAGAGGCAACCTTCTCTTGTCCGTATTCCACACACGAGGCCGTATCTTTAAAATGCCTCTGCTCAACATGCAAAACCTCTAAGGCCAGCCAAACTGTAAGTGCAATAACGGTCATGATTTTTCCTTCTTCTCACCAGCCGGCGCTTTTGGAGCCGCCGCTTTAATCACTTCTTTTTGAATGTCCTGTTGACCCTTCTGCATTGAGAGCTGATGCTTTTGTTGTTCAATCTGCATCTTCTCACGGGCAATCTGCACGTCCATGTTAGCCTTCTCGCGGTTGCCCTGCTGCTTCACTCGCTCGGTGTCCTGCTTAACCCGCTCGGCTTCGACCTTAGATTGGTCCTGCGCCTCGGGAGACTTCTTAATCATTTCCTTCTGGATCTCGGTCTGAGCTTGCAGTTCCGGTTCCGGCAATCTACCAGCTTCCATAACCGCTTTCGCAGTTTCTGGACTGCCCATCTTCACATAGTAAAAAGCCTTCTCTTCCGGTGACACCTTAGCAATATCCACGTTGACAGAAATCTTCGGATCGGCTGGCGGTGGTGCACTATGCTCGTCCAGCTTATCGAGGAGAGTCTTCTTCTTATCGGCTCTCAACTCGGAGAGCTGAATCATGGTCTTCATCCAGAATGGCCCAAGGGGCGCAAGCTGAGGAAGATATTGAAGCAGCAATGCAAAAGTTTCTTGCTCCGTATTGGCTGTGTCCATAAAATCATCAACCACAACGTCATACTTTGCGGTTTTGATTTTCTGAACCATTGGGACTGTCATGTTCACTTCACGAGCGGTGTTCTCATTGTCCGTAATAAGAAACGTCTTCTCTTTTGTGAAGTAATTCTGGACTCGCTCCAGAATGACACGCCCCGTTATTTTTCGGGTGCGACGAAGGTTAGCGAAAAGTCGTGCGACTGGTTTCGTCGCCTCTGAGAATTTCCGTTTCAAACCTGCGTTAGAGCGAATCTCTTGGGTATTTTGCGCAATGCGCGGATCGATACCCGTCACCCGATAAAAATCTTCTTGTGCTTTTCGATGCAGTTCAAGCTGTGCGGCCGCAAGCTCAACGTTATTTCGCATTACGAGCTTTTCCTGCGACACTGCACCGTCTTCGACAATCGCCACACCGTCCGGCTTGTGGATCTCTTCCTGATACTTGGTTACATCAGTAATGGCACTCCGCTCAGCAACGGTCTGATTCGTGTTGAGCAAGTGCAGCGCCTTTGATTCGCGCTTGTTGATTGCATCCTGCATCGTTAGGGCGAGACTGATAGGCCCAAAAGGTGCCCCGTTTTTTCGTCTATACGCCCAATAAGGAATTAATGAAAAATATTCGTTGCGCGTGATCTTGTGTTCAAGCAAAACACTAGAACAGTAGACGGCTTTGCAAATTCGTTTCTTTAGCCGCTCTATTTTCTCGTAATCGACACCTTCAACCTGGTCCTTGTGTTCCTCGGTCTTCCAATTTGCCTCAAGGATAACTTCGCCCGTACCATCCATCAGATAAATGCACTCACGGGTAGGCTTCTTATATTCCTGCGTGATAATTCGAAGCTTGCGGTGGTTCTGGTCAACGTAATTCTCTTGCTTGAACGAATCGACCAGAGCCGGCTGTGATCCACTGCCAGAAATATTAGAGGCATCGTCACTAAACAAACCCTCAAGCTCGGCTTTCGCTTTTGGGTATCGAGCTACAACGTCATCGAGGGGAAACCATTCGGACGTTGAAATAAAATTTGCGTCTTCGTTCCAATCGTAGCGCTTTGAATCAGGGTCAGGATAAACCACAAGAGCATCCTTGCTCTTCAGCTTAATCTCGGGGTTATAGAGATCATCGAATTCAACCGAAACTTCGATAGCTCCCAAACCACAAGTGAACCCGTCAACCGCCATGTCCGTTTCCTCGAATTCGAGGTCGTTACTCTGGCGAATATACAAAAACAAATCGGACAATCCGTCCGCAACCATTGCATCTGGTGCCTCGTTACGGCCGCGAAACCCAATTCTGTACTGCTGCTCCGTAACCGTGCCCATCAAACTGTTGATGGTGACGGAGACCTGGTTGTTTACTGTCGGAGGTTGCTGGCGCTCTTTGAGAACATCCAGTTCACTCGGGGTCCACTGTTCACCCTCGGCATACTTAAAGCATTCGACCATCACCTTTCGGCCGGTCACCCAAGATGGGTGGTCCAGGGAATAGGTAAAATTACGATCGAGCATAACGAGCAGCTCGGTTTTTTCTTTTGCCGTCTTCGCGGCTTTTTCTTGGTCTGC